AAATGTTTATCCTTGGAAAAAAAAATTTCAAAATGTTTATCGTGGGTCTAAATGCATCCCTTCACGCATTTTCTCCATATCATTTGTCATAACAATGATATGTCACGGACGAAATTTCAAAATGTTTATCGTACTTTTTCCAAGGATAAACATTTTGAAATTTTGAGTTTTGAAAATTTTTATTACTGTTTATGCGTTTAAATAAATACTAATTTTTGATAATATTGAACAAAAACAACATTTTGAAATTTTCCAAATGTTTATCCATAAACATTTAGAAAGAATATAAAATTTAATAATTCTACTTGTATATATGGATTATGAATGCGAACGTTGCGGACATAAAACCCAACGATTGGGAGATTTAAAAAAACATTTTCAACGAAAAAAAGAATGCGAACCTTTACAACAAAACATCGCATTGAAAATTTTGTTTAATAAATTTTTTAGGGAGGAGGAAAAGGTAGAAAAAGGAAGCAAAAAATATAAATGTGAGTTATGCGACAAACAATTTACTTTTGCGCAAAGCAAATACGTCCATAAAAAACATTGCACAGAAAAACACAAAGACGTTCAAATTGAGAAATTGGATATGATTGTTAAAGAGCAACAAAAAAAATTAGAACAACTTGAAATATCATTTGCTTTTACACAAAATAACATAAAAACAACAGATAATAGTCAATACAGCCACAATAATATAACAGATAATTCGCAAAACGTCCATATTCACATTAATGCATTTGGACACGAAAATACCGACTATATAACACAATCTCCCGATTACAAAAAATTTATGACGCGTTGTTTAATGAATCAAATCAATGGATTATGTGAATATATTGTTAAAAAGCATTTTGATGAAAATCATCCTGAAAACCATAATATTCGTAAAAGCAATAAAAAAGATAAAATTATTGACTGTTATGACGGAACACAATGGATACCCAAATTATCTAATGAATTTTTAAAAAAACTTATTTTTAAAATAGAAAAAGACTTTTCCAATTTTACGGATTCTTTGAGTAAACAAGAAACCGAGGGACGGAGGGCTTCTCTTGAGGCTTTTATGCGAAAAGTTGGTGGTGCGCTTGAATGGAACATTTCCAATGACTATTTTGAATTTGATATTGAACTGGAAGAAGATGACAAGGAAAAAATGATGAATAATATTTATATGTTGGCGTGTGAATACATTTATAGGCAAACCAATTTACTGGTTCCTTCAACAGAATAATTGTTAAAAAATTAAATTTCTTGAATGTTATTAACAAGAGAAAATGGAGGCACCTTCTCTCAATAATATAATTGTTTAAAAATTTAAATTTCTTGAATGTTATTAACGAGAGAAAATGGAGGCACCTTCTCTCAATAATATAATTGTTTAAAAATTTAAATTTCTTGAATGTTATTAACGAGAGAAAATGGAGGCACCTTCTCTCAAAAGAATATAATTGTAAAAAATTTAAATTTCTTGAATGTTATTAACGAGAGAAAATAGGTACCTTCTCTCAAAAGAATATAATTGTTTAAAAATTTAAATTTCTTGAATGTTATTCCAAAAGAAAATGGAGGCACCTTCTCTCAATAATATAATTGTTTAAAAATTTAAATTTCTTGAATATTATTCCAAAAGAAAATGGGTTCCTTCTCTCAATAATATAATTGTAAAAAATTTAAATTTCTTGAATGTTATTAACGAGAGAAAATGGAGGCACCTTCTCTCAATAATATAATTGTTAAAAAATTTAAATTTCTTGAATGTTATTAACGAGAGAAAATGGAGGCACCTTCTCTCAATAATATAATTGTTTAAAAATTTAAATTTCTTGAATGTTATTAACGAGAGAAAATGGGTACCTTATGAGGGTAAATTGTTGCCACCACAAACGCAATTGGTAATTGGTTAGAACCATTGTTTTAATTCAAGTGTTTTATCGGAAGTTTTGCTTAAAATCGGGTAAGGTATAGGTGTATACATTGTACTTGCATCAATTAAATATTGTTTATAACCTTGTGCTTCACTGTACACAGCTTGAACGGCATACTCCAATACCAATAAATTTAACTCTTTAATTTGTTCCGAAATATGGTCGGGTTGATTTGCGGCGTACTGTAAAAAAATACTGCGCATGATAATTTTTAAAGAATCGCAATCTTGTTGCCCAATAGTGTATTGTCCATTTGATAGTTCATAAACTCCAGCACGAATACCATTTTGTAATATTTGAATGTTTTTTTGAGAGAAAAAAGCTTTGGTAAGTGTGGTTTCATCCCACAATCCTTCGGTAGCATTTCGTAGTTCAACACATTGAGATGACGGTATTTTATCGTAAAGGGCAAAAAGACTACAAGTATCGGGGGATTTAATATCCACACGACCATTGGATACACGACTGTTTGTTATTTGATTATATGAACGGGTATTGCCAACATTATTAATAAAATCGCTTCCAAAACTCATTACTTTCTTGTATATAATATACAAGAAAATATTTGCAATTAAACAAAACAAAAACAAAAACAAAAATAACGACAAAAAAAATTTATTTATAATATAATAAATGACATTTCAAAAAATAGTTTTAATCGTTGCTATTCTTATTTTAATTGTAATTTTGGCATTTATCGCTGTATCTTTGCGAAAGGCTAAAAAAAATACATCGTGGCCTCCTATTATTGCAAATTGCCCCGATTTTTGGGTGTCGGTTGCGGATGTTTCGGGAACAGATATGTCGGATGGTGATTATTGTGTTAATACAAAAAATTTAGGGAAATGTCCTCCCAAAAGCGGACAACCCCATTTGGTTATGGATTTTTCAAAAGCGCCTTATACAGGAACCAATGGAAATTGTGCTAAATATACATGGGCAACAGGGTGCGATATTAGTTGGGACGGGATAACATATGGAACATCAACACCTCCTTGTTCAACAACCTCAACTTCAACCTCACCTTGAAGATATAGGGTTTTTTTTAACGGAAATTTTTTTCTTTTTGGTCGTGTTATTTTCGTCAAAAATTGTGTCGTTTAATAAACGCCGTCGCTCTTCTCTATAAACTAAATATTCTTGCCTTAATGTTTTCAATTCAGAACACCACATTTGTCGTGCACTAGTTTCGGTTATTTCTTTTAATTTGGCTTCACTAATATTATGTTCTTTATTTAACCGCAAAACATTCTCACTTGTTACGCTGTCCATTGGCATTTTCGTTAAATATAAATAACTTTCTTGCTCTAAATCGTATTTTTTACTTTTTAAAAGCGCAAACACATCCTCTTTGCTTTTTTTACGCAAATCAATAGTGGCTTCTAATACTTCTTGAATATATTGAACTTTGTTTTGTAAAATAACCAAATTTTTTTTAAGTTCAAGAATCATATTTTCACGTCGCTTTTCATACAAAACGAGTCTTGTTTCATAATAGTCTTGAATAATATCAACAACGCATTCATATTTAGTAAGCTTTTCTTGTGCATTAAACAAATGCATATTAGTGGTTGTCATTGTTGTGGTTAATTTTAGGGACTTTTTTAATTCTCCAGATGCTTCCATTTCGTCCAATTTTCCTTTTTGAAAAGTAATAACAATATTTATATTGCTGTCGTCATTTAAATCATCATAATCTTTAATAAAAGTAGTAGTTTTTTTCCCATTTTTGTCTGATGACCCTAAAAGTGCTTCCAAGAATTCTTTATAATCTTCTGTCCAAATACCGACGGGTAATTCGGTTATTCGTATTTGGTCTTCTCCTAATTTTTCATACAATCCTTGAACAATAAATTTATTGGGTAGATCAGGGTGCTTTTCAATAGTGCCTTTAAATCCCTCATAATAGGGTATAAATTCTATTTTACTTATGTCTCCTGAACTGCTTATGTTTTTGGAATCATACATACCCAACAGTATATCATTTAAGTAATCAATAATATCCAAGGGGTTGTAGGAAAGAATTTCTGTACTGAAACCAGTACCGATACCTTTAGACCCATTAACTAAAATCATTGGAATAATAGGTGCATAATAAACGGGTTCAACAATTTGTCCATCATCATCCAAGTATTTCAAAATTGAATCATCATTTTCAGGATAAATAAGTCGCGTTAAAGAACTCAACATTGTATAAATATATCTTTCCGAAGAGCTGTCGCTTCCTCCTTTTAATCGTGTACCAAATTGCCCCGAAGGGACTAACAAATTAATATTGTTGCTTCCCACGAAATTTTGCGCCATACCAACAATCGCTGCATTAAGCGATGCTTCGCCATGATGATAAGCCGAATGTTCGCTAACATAGCCGCTGAATTGTGCAACCTTGATTTTACTTTGAAGTCGTTTTTTAAAGGCACTAAATAGAATTTTTCGTAAACTTATTTTAAGCCCATCCATTAAATTAGGAATACTTCGGTCGCAGTCGTATTTTGAAAAGTGAATAAGTTCCTTGTTTACAAAGTCTTCATATGAGACAGTATTGTCGCTTGTGTTCAAGTAATGCTCCCGGTTGTATCCACCCAACCAAAGTTTTCGGTCATCAGGGCGTTTTTTGTTGAAAGCCATGTCAATGGCATCATCGCTTGTTGTTCCCTTGTGCAAAAAACCAACAATTTTTTTGTTTTTAAAATACTCGCAAAATTCAGTCTTGGAACTTGTGCCAAGCCCCTTGTAATAATTAATTTCCCATTTATTTAAATCGGTTGCTAATATTCCCGATTTCCATAATTTGTATTCACCGTCATTATAAAAGGATAACAGTTGTCCGCCTTTTTTTGCTTTTAAAATAGGGGTATTCATAAAGCCAATAAACCCAGGAATAAGAGTTAAACTAGGCCATTGGGTTTGAAAGAAATTAATAATAAGTCCTTTAATATGTGAGCCATCTAAATCCGCATCCGTTAAAAATATGACTTTACCGTAGCGCAAAAATTTATGGACATCATTGAGTGTACTGTATTTTTTCCCATTTTCAAGCCCCAAAATCTTTTTAATTTCGGTGATTTCTTTGTTGTCGCTGATTTTACTTACGGTTTCACCACGCACATTCATCATTTTTCCTTTCATTGGATACACACCAAAATAGTTGCGGTCTTGTGAGGAAAGCCCAGAAATAACGCCCGATTTGGCTGAATCCCCTTCGCATAAAATAAGAACGCATTCTGCAGATTTGTCGGTTCCAGCCATATTAGCATCATCAAGTTTTGGAATTCCGCGAATTTTTTTGGTTTTAGCGCCGTCGGTTTTTTTGGCGGCGGCATTGTTTTCTTTAACTTCGGTTAATTCACACGCCGCATCCATAACGCCAATTTTAGCCAATTTTTCAATGAATTTTTCGCTAACATCACACGAAGAACCGAATTTAGAAATGGGAGTATTTAAATGGTCTTTTGTTTGACTGTCAAATGCGGGATTTTCAATATCGCACCGCAAAAACAAAAATAGTTGTTCTTTGATGGTATTATTATTGACCTTTATTTTTTTCTTTTTTTCAATATAGTCCGACATTTTTCTTGTAATTTGATTTAAAATGTATTCCACGTGTTTTCCTCCTTTTTGCGTGGATATTCCATTTACAAAACTAACTGATGTAAACTCGTGAAAAGGGGACAGTGCAACAACATATTCCCAACGTCCATTTTCGCTGGCCTCATATATACGAGGTGCCGTTTCCTTATCTCCAATATACGTGTCAACATATTGCTGAAAATGCTTAACGCTTAAAAATGCGCCATTGTATTTTACCTTGAGATTTTTGTCCGTTAATGCGGCAATGTCATTGACACGTCGTGTAAGAAGTGAAATCATATCCGCCGATAACGGTTTAACACAGGGTAGTCCTAACCTTTGATAATCGGGTTTAAAAGAAACTTTAGTGTATGGTTTTTTTAAAGTCGTTTTGGTTATAATTGGTATGCCAATTTCTGTCAAGTTATTTTTAAAAGTTTGGATATATTTTAACCCTCTTGTATGGTCAACTGTTTCAATAGTACCTTCAACCGACCAAATTAAAACTAACTTGAATCCAAACCCGTTTTTACCTCCAACAATTTTTTTTTCATTTTTATTGTAATTGGTGCTTGTGCGTAAATGACCAAAAATAAGTTCTGGGATCCAAATATTGAGAGTTGGGTGCATTGCAACATCAATACCATTTCCGTCATTGGTCATGGTAATAGTTCCATCAGTTTCATCAATAGAAATATCAATATAAGAAACAGGAATAATATTTGGAATTCCTTTATCTTGCTTTTGTTGCATTCTAACAGCATGGTCGCGACAATTAACGATACCTTCATCAAATAATTTATACAACCCAGGAATATAAGAAATGTTTTTTTGAACAACTTTACTTGTTGTTTCATCAAATACCCAAATATTATCGTCTAATCGTTCAACGCTACCCAGATAAGTATCGGGAGCATCTAAAATATGTTGAATATCTGTTTTGTGTTGATATGTGTTTATTAAATATTGTTCATTATCGGTTGATTCAGTCATTTGTTGGTTATTACACAAAAAAAAAATTTAAATCAATTTTTTTATTCGTTGGGATTATTTTATTTCAAAACATACCTAAAATCATTTTTACACCTTTGCACATTTAAATTTAAATTTTTTTGTTTGTATGAAAATATCCAAATAAAAAAATGTGCCTGCCTTCTTTATACTTTTACAGTGAAAGACGTGTATAAGAAAAATAATGACTTTTATTACAATGATATTGACAACATATATTCATCATAGTTCGAAATATCGCTATTTTTGTTGCAATAAGACTTGTTGCGAGGCGTATTGCAAAGAGATGTGGACTTTTTGTCGCCCCCATTGTTTCGTGGAGTGTTGTTTTTACTATCAGATTTTGAGAATATTTCAAAAAAACGTGATGTAATTAAAGGGGAACGTGGAGAAGAAAGCGAACTATTTGCGGAACGTGATGTTAAAGAGCCTTTTTGAGCATTTGTGATATCAACAGACATTGGATTTTTTTCGCTGTTTGTAAATTCAGGTAAACGCGAAAAACTGCCGTCAAACAGCGTAAAAATTTTGAATGAAGACCCTTTTTTAGCATCATTTTGTATTGTAAAAGTATAATCGGCATCTTTTTTCCCACTAATATTTGATGTATTGGTTAAATATTTTGTCATTTGAACCCCATTTTTATTGAATCCGTTTTTTTTAAAAAAATTACACAAATTATTGTCACAATTTAATGTGATTTTATAACATTTATTTTGATTGGCAAAATCAATTAAATGTTCAATAAGCAATTTTCCGAGTCCTTTTCCACGAAATGTTTTTTTAACAACAACATCTTCAATGTGCGCAGCAATACTTATATTATTAACGTATTTACATTCATAAATAATAGTTGCACTTGCAATAATTTCGTTGTTATGTTCAATGACCCAAATGGTTGCATTTAATTTTATTATTTCCAAGGTATTTATAAATTCTTTTTTTGAAAATATGCTTGGGATCAGTTCTTTTTTAAATTCATTCATTAATAGTAAATAACTATCGTAATCTTTGTGTTTTAATTCGCGAATTTTATATTCGCACGGATTGCTCATACATTATTGCAATATTTTTTTTTGTTTTTTTTGGATTTCTCTATTTTGTAATTTCTTCTATACAAAAAGACAATGTTTCTTTTTTGTATTTTAACCAACTTTGTATAACCAAAAAATAATATTTTTTTTCCAAAAATGCTTTTTGAACGCGCATTTTTATATCGTTTTTCTCGTATCCCAGTATTAAAATATTTGCATCTTGATCCATCGCAAAAAATAAATTGCACGGTGTGTAGTAGTGTGTTCTGTACGTTTTAGCTAAATATATCCAATATAATGAGAATTCTGTGCAGCCATTTGTTATGCATTTTTCTTTCCATTTATCACCTATCGTTTGTAAAAGTTGTTCTACAACACGCGTAATCAACAGTTGCGGGGTTACTCCCATAATTTGTTTAGAATGCTTCAATTTATTTGAGTTGTACCCTAAAAGAGCGCAAGAATTAATAAGCCATTGTGTATTGTTGGCATAGGCTGAAGTATTATCTGGCCAAGTTTCATAAGAATAATAAATTTGTCCTTTATTGTCAAAAAAATCGGCGTAGCAAAGGGGTTTTGTTAAAAACATATCGTCATCCACAATAAAATAATGTTCGGTTTGAATATATTCAGTTACGGCTAATTTTATTATTTGCTGCATGATCCAAGTATCTATGTTTTCATCTGTTGAAATAAAGTTTTCATCACAGTAAAACACAAATGGCAACTGACACGATACAATTTGTGGATGCGTTTTTAATTCATTTAAATGTTTTTGGGGTGCAATTAAAATAAATTCATAAATATCATCGTGTTTCAAATGTTTTTTATACAAGGGAATTGCATAATTAAGGAAAAGCGTAAAAGCTGAACCATCTCCGCGTGTTAATAATACGATTGTGTATTTTTCTTTATTTTTATTTCTACTTTTAAGTAACTGCATATCGGTATTTAATCCATATAAAAACTTGTATTGGTTCAAGACTGATATTTGATTTTTTTCATATTTTGCTTCCATATCGGTGTGCCATAATTCGCTAAATGCATCATAATTACCCAATGTTCCGCCAAACACAAATGTTAAATAAGACAATACAACATCACTATAAAACCAATTTTGTCCCGTTAATGTTTGCGGACAATAAAGACCAAACAAATTTACGAACTTTGTAATTTTCGCGGGCGAATTACTCATTTCTTTAAAAAATTGCGTTTTAAAAATTGCCCCCCCCATGGCTCCGTATACGAGAGAATTCCCAATGTTGTCCCATTCACAATACGTTTCAAGTATAGTATGAACGGGAACTGGTAAAATATTTTTTTCATTGATACCATTTACATCATATTTTAGAACAGAAGTGTCAATTTCTTTGAACAAAAATACATCATCCTCTAAAAGTAAAAACCATTCAGTTTCAATAAACTGTATATAATACAAAAAACGGTGAATCCATTGTAATATTTGATTATGAGTTGTGCTTCCACCTGGGTATCCTATGTTAATCGGTTCATAATAATAATCACAATTAAAATATTGTGCGTAATTTAAATATACGGTGTTTGCAGCGTTATTTCCGTCATTTACAAGTATTATTTTTGCGTTGCTTGGACTGGGATACCACTTTCTAAAGGCATTCAATACTTCATAACAGGACGTATATTGATTATAACAATTATATATAGCGGATATTGTTGCCATTGTTAAATACATAAAAAAATGGGTTTATATTCTTGTGTATTTGTATGAACGATTACACCGTCCTAATGAGACAAACTTTCTATAAAAATAAAAAAAATTGTTATTATTTTTTCCAATAGTGTAAAGGCACATACAAAAGGGTATTAGACTATTTGAAACATAAGTATAAGATATAATAAGTATAAGATATACTAATTATAACTATAATTTGTCTCATTTTTTTTCAGTCGGTATAATCATTATTACGTTGAAAATAAGTTAATGCTTCAGGCCAAAGATACCCGTTAAATATGTATAAATAAAACAATTCCGGTTTTTTTTGAAAGCATCGCAAATATATGTGTTGGTCATCATCGCTTATACCGTAAGTATCATATAATTCATTTAAACAATTATGATATAAATGATATAGTTCCATAAGAAAATTTTGTGGGCCTCCAAAAAGGCTTCCTGTGAAAGTAGTTCGTGCATTTACCAAAGTAAAAATGGGGTCAAAGTCGTCATTAATGGGTGATGAACATAAGCAAAAATTCAATTTATTTACATTAAACTTGTGAATATCTAATACACTCTTTGGGTATTTTTCTTCGTCGCCTTGTAAAATAGAATAATGGTAACCAAAATCACTCCAAATTAAAAAATCATCTTTGGATACTATTTGTTTGTCAATTACATGATAAATAAAATCAATTTTGCTGTGATTAATAATGTTGTATTCGGGATAAATGTTTTCTGGATGTCCATGTTCCATGCGAGTTTTACACAAATTTTTATAAGTTTCTTGCGTCATAATATGATTTACTTTATCATATTGCTGCCAAGAAAAAAGATGAGTATGGAGCCATTCTTTGTTTATAGGAATTAACTGTATATGTTGACCTTGATAATGGCTTTGTCGCAAAAAATTTTTTAATATTTCATAATAACAGTCGTCTATAAAAACAATCATTTTATAGTTTTGTTTTATATAGTTTTTAAAAGAATTAATGTAATAATCAACATTTCTTGAAAAATGCGTCCATTTAGAACGACCAATGTCATAAAATGCTGTAATTATAGTTATATCCATATCTATATTTTTATAGTCTCATATAATCTTTATATTTTATTTACAAAGAAATGGAAGAATAAAATTCATCAATATATTTTTGAGGAATACAATTAAAATCAATTAATTTTTGGTTTAATTCATATTTTTCTTGTGCATTTTCTTCCAGAATACGCTTTAAAAAATAATCGCGGTCATTAAAACATTTAAGTGCAGTTTTAGGGCCACATTTTTTTAACACGCCGCGAATATTATCACTTGTATCTCCCATAACAATTTTACAAAATAAATTTGCCTGAAAAGACCCAAAAGAGCTTTTAAGAGTTGCAATATTTTTAAATGCCAAATTATATATTTCAATTTGCGTTTCATCGGTTAAAAGTTGTAAATAATCTTTATCGCTTGTTATAATATATATTTTTATGTTGTCGGGGTTTTCTTGTAATAATTTTTTAACGGATAATGCAATAACATCATCGGCCTCTAAATGAGGGTGATCCAAAATAACTTCCACGCCACCTTGTTGAAATAACTCTTCTTCAAAAACTTTAGTGAAGAATGAACCAATAATTGTGTTTTCTTTGCGGTTGGCTTTGTATTCATTCAATAATCCCATGCGCCAATTAGTGACACGTTTGCAATCTTTACCCACAAAAATTTTGTGGGTAGTTTGTTTACTTAATCCTAATTTTTTGGGAATTTCTTGTAAACTTTTAACAAATCCTTGTCGCCATTTGTCAATAAACTCGGGGTCAGAAGCAATTTCTTGTTCTCCATTTTTAACTAACTCAATTTTTGCTTTTTTCCACCATGCCATGGTTGTGTATAAACGATAAAAGCAAAAATATCCTCCATCAATAAAAATATATATGTTTTTTATACTCATTATTTCCTTTGATTAAATGAACTATTTTAAAATCAATTTTTTCTACCATTCTTCGTGTAAATACTCAAGAGGTTTAAACATTTCATTTAAAACATCTTCACCAATTTTTTTATAGTCTTCATGACAAATTTTCACAATTAAATTATGTATCATAGCCAAGGCAACTTGCGTTTTTAATATATCTGGATTGTATTCTATAGATATTTTGTGTAAAGATGTGTTTATTTTTTGTAATGCTTCCAATAAGTCGTATTGATTAATATTTTTGTTATTTTCCAAAAAAGGAACCAAAACTGCCAAGATAATATCAATAATTTCATCTTTTTCTTTTAATGATAATAATTGTAATGTTTGTTGTTTTAAAACAAGTTGCATAATTTTTATAGAAATATTTTGAATATTTTGTATCCGTTGAGTATTGTTAGTAATTTTTTTAAGTTCAAAAAAATCCAATATTAAAAGAGACATTTTTTGTTGAATTGTCGAAGAAAAATGCTGTAATATACCAAAATCCAATAATCCCAATAGTTTTTCTTGTGTATCTTTTTTTTCAATAAACAACACATTCCCGCTATGCAAGTCCCCATGGGTAACTCCAAAATTTAACATGCAGCTGAACCCAAATTTAAACACAAGTTTTGCAAAATCGTGATATGCATCTGGTTGCAATTCGTCCAACGTCATTCCTTCAATAAAAGTCATTAAAATAATATTTGGATATTGTGCGGTCGCTATTCCAATTGCTTCGGGAATAATCACATAATTTAAATATTTACATTTTTCTCTCATTAAATTCATATTATAAATCTCTTTTTCAAAATTACATTGTTCTTGAATACTTGTGGCGTTTTCTTGAACGATTTCTTTCAATTTAAAGTGTTTAAAAAAGGGGAAAAATGAGAGAAAATAACAAACAAATAAAATTTCTTCCATTGCTTTTACAATTTGTGTTTCAATACCGTTTCGCCTTATTTTAATTATATAAAAAATTCCCATTGTTTTTTCACGGGCTTTAAATACGAGTGAAATCATTCCAGAATGCATCGGTATATGCGAATCAAGTGTTAAATTCATTACTTCGCAAAAATTTTGCAATAAAGACATATTAATGTCGCGTTGCAAATCATAAGGTACATGATTACAATAGGCACTAAAAATATAATTAATTTTCCATTTCTGACACGCGCACGCTTGAAACACTTTAACACATAATATATTTTCTTGCGCCCATTTTTGTGTTGTATTTTGACAAGCAGTTTGAAAGGACTGTGCCGAGATTGCGTACAAAAAGGCTTCCCAGCAAAAAATAGCGACCATTTTAAATACAAAATAAAAATGAATATTTACCATTTATTTTATACTTTACACTATTGAATATTTTAAGTTGTTTTTTTTACACCTTTGGACATTTACATTGCCGACCTTATTATTATATTTAATATAATTTAATACAATTTAATACAATTTAATAATTTAATACAATTTAATACAATTTAACATAATAATAAGGTCGGCAATGTAAATGTCCAAAGGTGTAATAAATGAAATGTTAATAATTATACTTCATTATCTTCAACAATAACAAGAGGTTTTTTGATTTTTTTAACAATCTTTTTAACCTTTGGTTTTGGTTCAATAATAACTTCTTCTTCAACATATACTATTTCATTTGGAACTTCATTAATAGGTTCAGTATTTACTGAACTTGTTTCTGGTTGTTCTTCCACATCTTCTTTCACTTGTGCTTTTACAATACCTGTAATAAATTGTTGTGCTTGTTTTTTATTATTTTCAATTTCTGTTTCTAATTGTTTAATGAGTGTATCATTATATTCACAATAATCAACAATTTCTTTTTGGCGTTCAAGTGATGGAAGTGGTATTTTTATAGTTTCAAAGTCATCAAATGATACAGCAGGATATTGTGCTCCTTTTGCTTTGCTTATTAAATCATCACTTATATAATCACTTGTCATAATATAATACAAATATTTTGATAATATTGTATTTGGTTCTTTTACTCTAATATCTGCAAAACCAGTTGAAGCAATACCATTTTGTATATCATCACTAATATAAACATATCCTTTCAAATTAGGTCTAACAGATGAATATAAAATATCACCTTTCTTAACTATTCTTTTTGCTCTTGATGGAAAATCATTTGTTAATTTTTGTAATTCTAATATTTGTCCTCCTTTAACAGAAGCAATATCAATATAATTAATTTCAGTATATTGTCCTGATTTCATATTTTCAGGATTAATTATGCTAATTTCACCTAATTCTTTCACCACATTCTCACCAAATATTTTTTGATTACTCAAACAAAACTCATTCAATTGCTTCAATTCTGCAATTTTCTCATTACTTGTTTTGTTTGCCTTTTCATATATGAAATCTAAATATTTTACGATTTCTTGTTGGCGTTCAAGTGATGGGATTGGGATTTTTATTTTAAATAAATCATCTTCAACAATTGATTTTTGATTAGCACCTTTAAAATATTTTTGTAATAATTCTATATTATGAAATAAATAATAATATATATATATTGTTTGTAATTCATTTATTTTTGATTTAAAATGTATAGTTGTTTCTCCTACATTATATTTATTATTACCAAAATATACCATTGCCTTTCCAGAACCATTTGTCTTATTAATAATAATACCTTCACCTGTATAATCAAATGTATCTAAATATAAATTACCTAAAATAGAACAATAATACAATGGATATAATCCATTTTCTTTTCCATCTTTACTTCTTTTCTTTTCACCCTTAATTATACTACAAACCTCACCAAGTGTTTTTACAACAACACCTTCTTCATATTGTTCTTCTTCAGTTTCATCTTTCATATATTCAGCATAATTAAGTGAATATGAATTACTCACAATTTTCTCAATAGGAACTTCAACTAATAGATTTTTAACATCTTCATAAGGATTGTAATCATAAAACTTAACTTTGGTTGTTTGATGTGTTTTTGAAAACTTGTAATCTCTACCTGTTTCTTTTTGAATTTTGGATACTTTAATTTTGGTTTCCAAAATATCAGTTCCTTCTCTCTTTTTCACAAAGTAAAACACACAAGTTTTAATGGATGTGTATGTAAATATACCTGATGGTAGATATATAATTTCTTTCAAATCACAAGTTTTCATAAGATATTCTCTAATTGCAACTAATGTAGTATTTGTTTTTGAAAATAAATCTTGTCCGTCAGGTAATACAACCGCACATTTACCATTAATCTTTAACATATAAATAATTGCTTGAATAAATAAGGAAACCGCATTATCTGTCTTAATAGGAACATATTCACTTTTTAATGGACTTTGAAAATCATCATATTTTAATCCCTTAATTCCAAATGGTGGATTTGCAAGAATATTATCAAACTTTCTTGTTATAGGAACACGAATACTATCTCCTCTGTCTAATTTTTCAAACATATGACCTGATGAGATTAACATATTTGAAACCGCCAGTTGATATGTATCAGGTTCTAATTCTTTACCATATAATCCTTCGGTTTTGATAAAATCCCAATCAGGTTTAATGTTTTTAGCAGTTGCTTGTTGTAAAATGTATTGTAAATAGGTAATCAAGAAACCACCAGTTCCCATAGTAGGATCTCCACAAGTATCTATTTTTCCATCAGGATGTATTTGTGGATTGATTAATTTAACCATCATTTTCTTAACTAATGGTTGAGTAAAGAATTGCCCCAACACTTTACCTGTCATAATATCTTGAATAACTTCCTCATATGCATTACCCAAAACATCATATTCTGTTTGAGATAAGTCAAGTGAGTTTAATTTATCAATTAATTTTTTATAGGTTGATTTGTGTTGAATATCAAACCCTTTGCCCTTCAAGAATATGTTTTTTGTAGTAGGATGATTTGATAAAATATCATCCCATAAATATTTCATATTTACAGGAATATTATCCTCTTTTTCATTTGACAGATTACTAAAACGAACAATTTCTAATAATTTATTTTTATGTTTTTCAATCATTTCATCTTCAATATGACTAAAATCATATTCATAATCATCAATATTTATTTCACATCCAAAATGGGGTTCAAGTAATTTTAATATTAACAAATAAGACAAAGTTCTTAATGCTTTCTCGCCAGTTAAACCTTCATTATCTCTCAATATATTTAAACAACTTTTGAATACACTAATAAGCGTGGTTTTATTATCCATTTTAACTTCTTTTGTTTGACTAATTTGTTGCATTTCAGTTAATGTTATACAAGGTGCTTTCTTATTTTGGTGTCTTGTGAAATCATTTTTTTGATTAAACACCTTTTTACACAAATCGCAGGAATATTGTTTTGACATTGCCATATATAATAGTATAAGATATTATTTCTTTATATTAAAATAAATCAATTTTTTTATAAATTTATAAAAAAAGGATTTTTTCCTTAATAATTTCTAAATATTTGTGTTATTATATATTTCTTTTATTTGTGTTTCAGGATAGTAATTAATTAGATAACGATAATATGGCTCACGTGTATCTAATTCAAACATTATATTAAATGTTTTGTTATTACAACAAATTAATATAGTATCACATAGTGTTTTTTTATTTGCATCTACATAAAAATATGGGTTTTCCGTTTTAATGATATAAATGAGATCAAAAAATGGTCTATTATTTTTATCAAAAAAAAAAGGAAATCTATTCTTTATTTCGTTTTCATTATTATATTTGATTAAATTATGTCGTAAATCTAATGGAGAAAACATTGGTAATTTATATAAGTTTTTTTCAGTTAAGGAATCAAATAATTTTTTTTCATTATCAAAGATATTTATAGTATTATATCTTCGTATTGCAGTAAATAAAATATTATCAATCTGTTCTTTAATCGTTTTTGACGATAAAGAAAATGATACTTTATTATTTTTACTTTGTTCTTTAATCAAATAATTATTGTATTCGTCATAATTTATATTTACACTTGCAGGAAAATGTTTTTTAAGTTTTGTTAGTTTCGCATTATATTTATATCCATTTTGTTCTTTCAATATAATTTTTAATTCATTTACAATATCTGTATGATTTTTACAAATTGTTTTACATAAATTAAACTCAATAATTGTTTTACGAAAATATTCCATCAATATTCATATTATTATGAATATGATTTTATGTAGTAAATTATAAAATAACACCCATTTTCTTTTTCTTATTTGTTATAGTAATTAAATCTCTCAAATCCTTTATATTGTAGTATTCAACCCATAAACCATTTGGCGGAAATAATGCATCTATTTTACATAGTTCATTACTTACAATTGATAAATTCAAATAATGTTTTTTTATTTCAGGATACAACAATAAATACTCACCTACTTTATTTTTACAGGTTTCCAAATCATAATATAGTCGTTCAATACTTAAATATTCTATCCAAGTTGTAAATTGTCCTTTGAATGCTATTTCAGGTTCTTTGGATAATCTATTGTCTCTTTCACATAATTCATAATAACTTTCTTTACTTTTTATATTTTTATCAGCAATTATGTTTCTTGCTTTTTCATATGTTGTAGCAAGTGCAGTTCTTTTGATTGTTTTCAATCTTAATTTTTGTGTTAATTCATCGTCATATTCACCAAACTCATCAATTATTTCTCTTTCTTCTTTTTCTCTTGGTTTTGGTTTTTGTTTTTCAATCTCAATTCTAAACACCTTGATTTTTTGAGTAATAGTTTCATCTTCTAACCCCATTTGGTAAATAACTTCTCTTACCTTTTTCAAATCAGGATTTTCATTATTTTCTAACCAGTCATCTCTATTCAAAATTGGTAAAATGATTTTGGTTTTTTTATTTGTATCCTTTTTGTTTTTTCTACTTGCTCTTAATGCGGATTGAACGATACGAATATTTGATGTCATATTTTCAGCAAATACAACACCGTCCAATAACGGAAAATCCCATCCTTCTGATAAACAATAAACACAAGTAATAATTCCAAACTTTGCCTTTTTAAAATGATTAATTATTTGTTTTTGGTCTTTTGATTTCATTTCACTATGGTAATTTGAATAATATACATCAGGTATGTCAAAGTAATTATCGTCTAACAGCATTTTTATATATTGAGTTAATTTCAACGAATTATCCTTGTTGTTTGAATATATCAATAAATGATGTGAATGCCCATCAAATATGCTTTTCAAAGAGGCAAACGCACTCAAAAACAACCTCTTATCATTTTCTTTTATAATATGAAATCTTGATAATTGTTGTTCTAATTGTTCTTCATTTGTAATAATGGTTTGAATAACATAATCACAAATAATATTTTCATTAATCGCCCATAGCAAACATTTTCTATCAATTATTTCTCCAAAATATTCAACATTATCATTTGAAACTACAATACCATCATCACCCATACTTTCCAATTGTTTAAGTGTGGCAGTTAATGATAATTGTTTTACAGATGGAATGTTTAACATTTGAATATATTTTTTTGTAGTGTGTGCTAAACGCATATTATTTGTAGTTAAATGATGAACCTCGTCTAATAGTTTCATACCAAATACAAAACTTGTATCTTGTGTCGCAGTATATACTTTGTGTACCGATGAATAGGTAGTTATTACAATACATTTCTTTTGATTATTTTCTAAAAATTGCATTATATTTTCAATATCAACCCCACCTGAAACAATTAAATACGGAACACTTTGAAACAAAACACAAATAACTTCTTCCCATTGTTTCAATAATAATTTATTAGGAACACCAATAAGAATAGTATTTAAATTTAATTTTTGCGTAATCCATAATGATATTAAAGTTTTTCCTACTCCGCAAGGAATTATTAATAATCCTTTTCCATTAACTTGAAAATATTCATATGATTTGTTAATAATAATTTCTTGATAATTTCTTTGATTATATATATTATTTAATTTAATATTTTCTATACTTTCATCATCACTTGTATTATAACTATTATTATAAATTCTTATTTTTCTAATTAAACCATCAATTTCATATTTTGATAAAATTTTATATTCAATATTATTTGTATTAAAATATGGAATAATAAAATTTATTATTTCTTTTTTATAAAATTCAATACCCGCATTACATTTAATATGTAAATTTAAGTTATTAAAATATATTTGTAATTGTTTTTCTACATTATCTAAAATCACTAAACCTATTTCAATAATCATCACATAAATTCCTCTTTTAATTTCACTTGTTATATACGTTTGTTCTCTATCGGGAATACTTAATGTTTTTCCTAATTTGAAAGCATCGTATAAATCCCAGTATTCATTCGTTCTTATGTAAATATATCCAATATTCATTTTTTAAGTTTTGCGTTATTTATATAAATTAATTTTTTAAATCATTTTTTTATTAAATATTCTTGAATAAAATATCAATATTTTCTCTCAAATAAAATCAAGAGAAATTAAATCTTCTTGAATAAAATACACATATTTTCTCTCAAATAAAACCAAGAGAAATTAAATCTTCTTGAATAAAATACACATATTTTCTCTCAAATAAAACCAAGAGAAATTAAATCTTCTTGAATAAAATATCAATAATTTCTCTCAAATAAAACCAAG